ACGTAAAGTTTGGGAAGGTGGCATTTAGTGAATATAGGTGAAGAATTAGATAAGCTAACTGTTAATCAATCAGTTATAACTGAATATTACAATAAGGAATATGCTCATGCAGAGTTTAAAATTAAAGCTGCGGATATTTTTAGTGACCACGTGGTGCAGTATTTTAGTGAGGAAGTTCATAGTGGTAAATCACTTGGCTGGGTTAAGACGGAAGATAAGTTTAGGGTTAGGGCTTCGGAATTAACAATTTTAACAGGGGTATCTGGGCATGGTAAATCTATGTGGTTATCGCAAGTTGTATTAGCTATGATGAAACAGAACACTAAATGCCTAATAGCATCTTTGGAAATGCGCCCTGTATTAACATTAGCTAGAATGATTACTCAAGCATTAGGTTCACCAGAGCCAACAGAGGATTACATTAGAAAATTTTGTGACAGGGCAAAAGAAAAGCTATACATTTACGACCAGTTAGGAACTACAACGTCTGACGATATGATAGCAACATTATATTATGCCAAGCATATCCTAGGTGTTGATATATTTATCATTGACAGTTTAATGAAAATAAGTAATATTAGTGAAGAGTCATTAGAGGCACAAAAATTGTTTACTGATAGATTGGCAGTTTCGGCACGTGATTTGAATATTTCTATTTTTTTGGTTGCACATACAAGAAAACTTAAAGATGAAAACGAAATACCTGACGCTACAAACATTATGGGCAGTTCACACATAAGAAACCTGTGTGACAATATTATTTGTGTATGGCGTAACCGTTATAAGGAAAAGCTAATAGAAGAAGGTAAAACTTCTTCTGACGAGTTAAAGATTATTCCTGATGCTAAAGTTTTTATTCAGAAACAGCGTAATGGTCAATGGGAAGGTTCTTTTAATTTTTGGTTTAGTCAAAAAACTTTATGTTATAGGGAGAGTCCGTAATGATTGTTGATAAAAAATGGTTTATGTTAAGATTAATGTATCAGATACGCAAACAATGGAGAGTTAAACTTCATGCTAAACGCTGTAAGGATAACGACCAGTCTATAAAAAGATATCACCATGATGCAGCAGTTCTTAACAGAGCTATGGATATATATAAGATTGAAGGTAGAAGGGCTACTTGGTAATGACTATAAATGAATTTATTAAGCAATGCAAAAAGCTATTTGGTTCAGACATAGAATACAAAGCAACTTCTAAAGACGGGCAAGTATTTAAAACAAAGGGGTGGAGAGATGATAAAGTGGTCGCTAACAAAAGAAAACCTTCCAATGCTAGTGGAGAAGTTAAAAGCACTTGACTTTACTCATAGATGGAGAGTAACAGTTACAGATGCTAAACTTAACCGTAGTTTAGAGCAAAACGAAAGACTATGGGAATTGTATACAAGTTTAGGAAATCATTTGGGATTGGATAAACAACAAGTCCATGAGCTTATGTCATACCGTCTGTTGCGTTATCAAACAGTTATAGCTGGATTTCCTGTAGAACTTATAAAATCAACCACAAAACTTACAACTTCAGAAATGACTGAATACCAACAACAGGTAGAGGTATGGGGTCAAACTGTTGGTTGGGGTTGGGATTATTAACTATGACAATACAACAAAAATTAGAAATGTTTGATAATGATGAGCAGCATCTTATTGATACAACATATACAAAAAAAGTTGATGTGCCATTATATGTACCTAAGTATGAAAAACCAAATATTTATGAGTTGTACGATAATTTAAAAGCAATTAAGTTAATACAAAAGATTAACAATTCAAATGTTTCTGAAGATGAGAAAAAGTTTTTAACTTTGGCAGCATATAGACATATTATATTTAGTTTTGCAAAAATTGCAGATTATTACGCACACTCAAGTGCTGAAATGCAAGAATTAATGGAGCAATCAGCTTTAGTAATTGTTGATTTTGATAAAGCTATTGAATATGGTTTTGTTGCTTTAAATAATCAGTTATCTAATCAATATTTGGAAGAACAAAGTGATAGATAATTTTTGTGTATTTATATTGAGTAACAATAGGCATGACAGAGTTTATACTTACAATACTTTGAGAGAAAAAAATTATACAGGTAAGATTTTTATTATCATTGATGATGAAGATAAGTCTCATAATAAATATATTGAAACATATGGCAGTCAAGTAATAACTTTTTCTAAAGATGAAGTTGCAAAAACATTTGACATAGGCGATAGTTTTGATGATAAAAGAGCAGTTGTGTTTGCAAGAAATGCCTGCTTTGACATAGCAAAAAAATTAGGTTATACATATTTTATGCAACTTGATGATGATTATACAGACTTTAGATGGTCATTTGATGATAATAAAAAATATGTAACTAATAAATACATTCAAGACTTAGATAAAATATTTAAAATTATGTTAGATTTCTATAAGAAGACATCTTTTACATCAATTTGCATGGCTCAAGGTGGTGATTTTATAGGTGGTGAAAATAGTGGTTTAAGTAAAACATTTTTAGATGGTCAAATATCAAGAAAAATTATGAACAGTTTTTTATGTTCAGTTAATAGACCATTTCAATTTGTTGGTAGAATTAATGAAGACGTAAATGCTTATTGTTATTTCGGTTATAAGGGTTATTTATTTATGACAATTGCACAGTTAAGACTTGAGCAAAAACAAACTCAAAGTAATGCTGGTGGTTTAACTGATATTTATTTAAGCTCAGGCACTTATGTTAAAAGTTTTTATTCTGTTTTGTATAATCCTTCTAGTGTAAAAGTAAGGCAAATGGGTCAAAACAAAAAAAGATTGCATCATAGTATTAATTGGGATGCAACTGTTCCTAAAATTATTTCTGAGAAATTTAAAAGATATGATGTATCGCAACCCAAAACTAATTAAAATTTTAAGAGAGTTGCCTTGTCAGCATTGTGGTATAATGTCTGAAACAGTTTGTGCTGCTCATAGAAATGAAGGCAAAGGTATGGGCATTAAAGTGTCAGACGCTTTAGTTGCAGCATTATGTATAGAGTGCCATGTTAAACTTGATAATGGAAAAGAATTAACAAAAGAAGAACGTAGAGATATGTGGAATAGAGCATATATAAAAACTATGCAATATCTTTTTGAAAATGAAATTATAGGAGTTAAATAATGGGTAAAGGTTCTGGCAGAAGACCGTTGTTAGTTTCTGAAAAAGAAGCACAAGATAACTGGGACAAGATTTTTAAAAAGAAAAATAACAGTCCTGACGTATCACCACACGCTTATGAATATGAACTTAATAAGGCTACAGGTGACGTAGAGAAGAGATTTTTAGACGGAATATCTAAACCTAACAAAAGTCAATTTGATGGCAAATAGTCCAACGCAGTTAAGCCTTAAAAAATTACGTGACGAGGGATATACTGTAGCAGTTGTAGAGCATTGGAACGCATTTGCAAGGATAAGACAAGACTTGTTTGGATTTATAGACCTATTAGCCTTAAAAGATAAAGAAGTATTAGCAGTCCAAACTACCACAGCAAGTAATATGTCGGCAAGAGTAAAGAAGATAGCAGACCATGAAAATGTAGGTGTAGTTCGTAAGGCAGGTTGGGCTATTCATGTGCATGGTTGGCACCAGGACGATAAGAAAAAATGGCATTGTAAAACTAAGGATGTATCGTGAGTAATAAAGATAAAATATTAGAGTATCTTACAGAGCCTAAAACTATAAAAGCAATAGCTGAACATGTAGACGCTAACTATCACACTATTAAAAACTTGCTTGTAGCTATGAAGATGGAAGGATTGTTATACGCATACAAAGACAGCGACAATAGGCTTATGCACTATTACGTTCCGCAACCACATCCACTACAAGCTATATTTGGACACACAGCAAACTTTACAGATGCACAGATAAAAAGCATTACAATTCATAATGGAGCTGATGCTAAACACAACTTACAACATAAGACTACACGAGAAACATTTGGGGAAAGCATAACTTATACGTTAGGTAGATATGATTAGTATGGAACGCTTACTATCTATTCTGGATGACTGGGCTTTGTGGATGAAGTCAGATAATCATAAGTTAGGTTATCCATCTAAAAGCATAGGTATGTCTTCAGGTGGCGAAAGTACAAGTGAGTCATTTGCAGAGATGTGTTCTGCCCAGGACATGTCTAACTTACGCACCATAGACGCTATCATACATAGCTTAGATAAGCCTCAACAAGACGCTATCTATACTAGATACTTAGATGCTAAACCAAAAATAGCCCACCATTGGCAATTGGAAATGGCTTACGATAACTTACTTACTATGGCAGGAAGAAGAATAAACGCATAAAGTTCTTGACTATTCTTATAAAGTTTGCTATAATGCTATTTGTTGGACAACTCCTGTCCGTTAATAACGTAATCCCAAAAAAGCCTGACTGCACTCTCTCCGTGGTTGGGCTTTTTCTTTTATATGACAT